ATTCTCTTTCTACTTATAACTTTAACATTGCAACTAATCCTATCTCTCTTGGTACTACACTAGGTTTTCTAGATAATGCCGGTAAGTTCTCAAGATTCTTTGAGATGGCACAAGTGCAGAGAGAAGGTGAACCACAAGTAATAGAACAAAGTGCAGTAGTTTCTAGACTATTTGAAAAAGATTTAAAACTTATATCTAACTCTAGAGAAAACTCAGTAATCTTTTTTAGTGAAGAAGGTACCTCTACTCTTTATGGTTATAGATATTTTGACCAAATTACAGAAAGAAAACTAGCATCTTGGTTTAGGTGGACATTGACTGGAACAATTCAGTACCACTGTATGCAGGATGACAACTTGTTTGTTGTTGTACGTAATGGTGGTAAAGATCAATTGCTTAAGTATTCAATCAAGATAGATGCTAATACTTTTGCTTTAGCAGAAAACAGAGTACACCTAGATCATTTAATGTCAGTAAGTGGTTGGAGTTATAACGCTACAACAGGTAAATCAACAAAAGCCAAGCCAACTGGTTTAGAAAGTTCTGCTCAACTAGCAGCTTACGATGTAGATGCAGGTAATAACTTAGGTAGATATGGTCTGATTACTATTAATGGAAATAATTTAGAACTAGATGGTGATTGGTCTGGAGAAACATTTCTGATTGGTTATCAATACACAATGGAAGTCAAGCTTCCTACTATCTACTACCTAACTCAAAGCGGTCAAAACTGGAGAGCTGATACTAGAGCTAACACTGTTATACACAGAGTTAAGTTTGGTTTCGGTCCGATAGGTTTATATGAAACTACACTTAATAGAATTGGAAGATCTGACTATACAGAAGTATTTGAAGTATCTAGTGCTAACCAATATTCAGCTAACACAGGAGCAATTGTTGACGACAATATTTTAAGAACAGTTCCTGTTTACGACAGAAATATAAACGCAGCATTAACTATTAAATCTACACACCCAGCTCCAGCGACAATACATAATTTGACGTGGGAAGGAGTTTACAACAATAATTTTTACGAGCGTGTCTAAATACATTCACCCAGCAACGTTAGAGGCTGCACTTCGTGTGGCTTCTAACCTTTTACCCGACGATTATCGGGAGGTTACAGAAGGTCATGGACATGACCCTTTAAATGCACTTGTCGTAGGTTTTCATAACTGCGACTCAGTTTATTTTGAAGTGCCAAATGGCGAGATAGCAGGCATGGCAGGAGTTCACGAAGGTGGACAAATCTGGATGCTTTGCACCCCAGCTATCTACGACTATCCTCATACCTTTGCTAGAGAAGCAAGACGGTATGTGAATGCAAGAACAGAAAAGTTACTGTGGAATATTGTTGACGAAAGAAACAAAGTCCATATCAAGTTACTTAGGTTTTTAGGTTTTAAATTTCTTAGGAGATTTCCCTACGGACCAAACAATTTATCCTTTATAGAATTTTGCCGTGTGCAGTCCAGCAGCAATAGGACCAGCAGTAGGAGCAGTAGGCTCCGCGATGCAAGCGTCCCAAGCCAACAAAGAAGCGAGACGTAATTACGAGTATAAACTCAAAGTCCGTGAACGTAAGTGGATGCAAACAAGAGCCACTTACGCATCTAAAAAAGTTCAGTTCGAGGAAGAGGTTGACCAAGCAAACATTGCAGCTCAACGAGCTTACTCAAGAACACAACAACAATTAAATAATGCAAAATCTCTAGCAATCTTAGAAAACCAAGAAGATTTTAAAAAGATGTTAGCCAACGAAGGTGCGATAGAAGTTTCTGCTGCCGAGCGTGGGGTTAGAGGTAGAGCAGTAGCTAGACAATTAGTTATGAACAAAGGCAACTTTGGTATTAGTCAAGCACTAAGATCCAGAGGCTTAGCTCAAGCTGGTTATGCAGCTAAAGAAAGTAATGCAGATGTTAATAGACAATTAAAAGGACAACTAAATAGATCCTTTGGAAAGGTAGCTATCCAGCCAGTACAAGACTTAGCACCACCTCCTCCAGTAATGCAGAACGTAGGTATGACATTCATGCTTGGCATGGGTAAGGCGTTAGGTGCTGGGTTAGAAGGTATGGATACAAATACTAATCCATTTAGTAATACACCCGGAGTTACACCAGACGTTATTACACCACCATCAACGGTTAATTATGGTACTACATTTCCTTCAGGTAGTTTTGGATATGGAACACCAGCTACACGTTTAGGTTTGGCTAACAATAGAAATCTTTATTTATAGTTATGATTCCTAATTATCAAATATCTGGGCAGTCAGTAACTCCACAAGAAGTACTAGATGTTATCCCAGAACAAGAAGCATCTGATAAAGCTATTCAGCAATCAGAAGAAAGATACCTACAGCAGTTAGAAAAAAACTCTGCTGATAGAGTTAGAAATACAGAAAAGATGTACGAGGGTTTAGCTACTCTTTCATCTAAAGTCGGAGACATAATACAGAAAAAACAAGATAAATATAGAGCAGACAGAGAAGCACAGATAAAACTAGACATACTAACTAGAGGTGTTAGTCCAGAACTAGAAGCAAGATTTAGAGGAGAAAGATCACAACTATTCGATGATGATCTAGCTACACAAGAGTTTGCATCTAAATACGAAGAGGAAACCGGTGACTCTATCACCGCTCAAGAATTTCGTAATATGGCTGGCTGGGAAAAGTATATGGTTGCAGAACAATATGCTTTACAGAAAGCTAAAGGCTACGACCAGTATGTTTACGATGCTTACGAAACTACAAAAATAGATGTTATTAGAGATGGTCAACAAGTTTCTGTTGGTCACATGGATAATCTATCTCCATCTGAACAAGCAGCATTAGACACAAAGATTAAGTTTGAATATGCAAAGCAATTTGCAGGATTAAATGAAGCACTTGTAGCCACTGTTGTTAAACCAGAAATAGATAAGTTTGATAAGAAAAGAAGAGATGAGCAAGCTGTAAAAAGAGAAGCTGCATATAAAATCCAAGTCAAAGAATCTGATGACAGAATGATAGAACTTGGATTTGCAACAGCTAATCCTGAAGATGGTCATCAACTAGCTCACGATTGGGCTGCTAGATATTCAGCTAGAAATAGAGTTTCTATCCAAGCAGGAAGAATAGCTTTTAAAGAAAGTCTTGTAGATCTTGTATCTAATAATAAGATTTCATATGCAGAAGCTATGTCTATTGTTAGTCACGAAATAACAGCTCGTGACGGATCTACTAAGACTATGACTTCTTGGAAAGAGTGGGACAGTCTAGGAGAAGAATTAGCAGATGCAAATGTTAAGGCACAATCTGCTAAAACAGATGACAGAAATGCTGATATAGCTGCTGATGTAGAAATAATAAAGTCTTTACAGAATCCTACTAACGAACAAAAAATGCAGCTCATGGCTGTGTATAAACAAAAGTATGATGGTTTTATTCCTTCTGATATACAAGGTGCATTGAGAGGTCACTTAGATGACGATGTTGCTGAAGAAAGTCTTCAAGAATCGATTCGCTACCAAGGTGGTGTATATGATTTTGAACTAGCTAATGTCAGCACAGAGTTATTTAATAAATACAAAGATAAGCTTATTGTTGCTGGATCTTCTGCTGTAGGAACTGACGACCATAAGAAAGCTAACGAGTTTATTACAACTTATACAAACGAAGGAACTGGTAATAAATTTGGAGAGACAGATGCTAAGTCTCCTCAATGGTTATCTTTACGCGACAATTTATCTGAACTATATTTCACAACCTACAAGAACACTTTATATAAAGGTGGTGTAAAAGTAACTACTGAAGCAGATGCTGATAGAGCTGCAAAACTTGCAGTGCAACAAGCTGTAGGAGATGAAAATACTCTTACCAGAATGATGAGTATAGATTTTACAGATGATGGCGATGAAACTTACAACCGGATGATGCAAGTATCTATGACTGAATCAGGTGGAGGTAAGTGGAGAAGAAATAAAATTACATCTAATGCAGAGGTAGATGCTGGTTTAATAGCTTGGCATAATACACCTTTGAAACAATCTAAAGACTTACCTTCTTACTACAAAGATTTAGCAATGAGAATGGGTATCAATCCTGTTGATTTAGCTAACTCACAACTTAGGTATCTTGTAGATGAAGATGTACAAGTAGAAGAACAGCAAGAAGAATATAATCAGAAAATTTTAAATCTTATATATAAATTTCCAACTCGTGAAAAGATCACAAGAGCAAGACTTGAGGCAGAAGGAGCTGGAGATCAAAATGCAAAAACATCAATTTTCAACAGAAAAGCTTTAACAATAACGGACGAGTAACTGCGGTTTACTTGCCGTTCGTTAGGCAATATTACCGTGGTAACTATGGAAGATGAAATGAATCTCGAGATAGGAATATCTGGAGATGGACTAAGCGAAGAAGAGACTGCTGCGGCAGTCCAAACTATGCAAGAAGCCGAGCAAGAGCGTGCTGAGCTTCGAGAACAAAACGCTCAAATAGAAGAACAAAAAACTGAAGCTAATAAACCTGAAGGAGCAAACTTAGGTGACTATATAGCTGATACTGTTAAAGCTCCACTAGCTGGTGCTAGAGATGGTGTAGCCAATATAATTACTGCTCCAGAAAGAGTCATTGACTTTATATCTGGAGAAATGCAAGAAGAATCTGAAACTGAAGAAGGCTATCAGACTGAGTGGGATTCATTACTTTATGGAGAGAATGATCCTTTAGAAACTAAAACTTGGTGGGGTGGTTTAATCAGAACAGGTACTGAAGTCGCAACCACTTTAGGTTTAACAGGTGGATTCGGAGGTGTAGGAAAAGTTGGTAAAGGTTTAACCTTTATGCAAAGTCTTAAAACTGGTGCATTAACTGGTGCAAGATTTGACCTACTAGATAAAGACTCACAAGACGATAACCTTTCTGGAATGCTTAAGGAAAGATTTCCTTTACTAGACACTCCACTCGCTACACAAGATGGTGACAGTCCAGTAATGAAAACTGTCAAAAACGTAGTAGAAGGAATGTTTATTGGAGGTATATTCGATAGCGTTTTATATGGAGTATCCAAGAATAAAGAAGGAATAAAAGAGGTAATCGAATCTAGAAGAAAAAGTGTTAAGTCACAGCAACTAGAAGAAGCTGCTACTCAAATGAAAGAACCCGGATTTAGAGCAAGTAAGAATCCAAAACTAGCTAACAAATCACAAGGTGGTACTACTTCATTAGAGACAGGTCCAGCTCTTAACAAAGCTAGAAGACAAAAGAAAACACAACTAGGTTCCGAAGAAGGAAGTATTGGTTCCTCACTATCTAACACCGAAGTCACTGCACTTACAAAAGGAACAAAGGAAGCTAGAGGAGTAATAGAAAAAGTACTACGTAGATTTAGAAGTCAAGGTTATGTTCAGCAGATGCAAGAGACTGCTGCCAGACAAGGTAAGACTCTCGATGAAATGTATGCACAGGATCTTGATACTTACAAAGCAGTATTTGAAGGCAGAAATACATCTGACATGACTCCTGAAGAGTTCTGGAAAGAAATTAGTAAGGAAAAATTAGTACGTAAGAGTGGAAAGAAAACACTATATTCTTATGTTTCTAGTGAATATGCTGATGCTATAGATATGATTAATGCTTCTCTATTTAATGAGATTAGAGATGCAGGAGTTACAGCTAGAGAATTAGCAAATATATATGACATCAAAGATATTGATGGTCCTGCACAGCAGATGGTTAAAAAACTTATAGCTGGTTTGCAGATGAGAAAAATGGCTAGTGCTGATATATCTCAACAACTACGACAGTTTGGAAAGATGAGGGGTAAAACAATTACTCCAAAACTACAAGCTGAGATGATAGACAAACAAGTACAGGAAAGTGTTGATGCTTTCCGTATGGCGTTGGATATTACTGGTGATGAAGGTGACGAGATATTTAAAGCTATGTTCGAGGGTATCTCTATGGCTAAAGATATTCATACACTCGACGATCTTGACCAGTTTATGCGAGTCAAGATGAGAGGTGGTGAATGGGGTGGAGATCCTAAAAAGACTGGTGCATTTTTAAGAGAGATGGGATCTATGTTTACTCATAGTGTTTTATCTGGACCTAAAACAGCAGTCCGAGCAATCTTAGGTACGTCTACTGCAACCTTTACTAGACCTATGGCTATGGCTTTAGGTGGATTAATGAAGGGTGACGGTACAACTATGAGAGCTGGATTAGCATCATTAAATGCTATGCGTGAAGCAATACCAGAATCTTTTGAATTATTTAAAAGAAAACTTAATTCTTATTGGGCTGGTGACATCTCTACTATGAAAACCAGATATGTTGAAAGAACTAAGTTAGATGACCAATGGCAAATGTATGGTCACTGGGCAGAGACTAGAGGCGATGTAACAGATAAGGCTTTATATAGAACTGCAAATATGGTCAGAAGTTTAAATGACAATAGTTTCTTAACCTACTCAACCAAGATCATGGCATCTACTGACGATGCTTTCGCATTAATTATTGGTAGAGCTAGAGCTAGAGAAAAAGCATTCTTAAAAGCAGCAGAAAAACTACCTGATGGTAACTTCCAAAACCTAGATGCTAAGTTCTTTAGAGAGTACGAAGATAATTTTAATAAAGAAATCTTTGATGCTAACGGTAATATCACTGATAAAGCTGCTGAATATAGTAGAAAAGAAGCTACTCTTACTCAAGACTTAACAGGTTTCTCAGCGAAACTTGGTGAAGCTTTTAACGAAGCACCTTGGGCTAGACCATTCTTTCTATTTGCTAGAACAGGTATTAACGGTTTAGCACTTACTGCAAAACATACTCCCGGATTTAACTTCTTAGTAAAAGAATTTAACCAGATAGCTAAAGCAAAACCCGGAGATAATCTCCAATCACTCAATAAGTACGGCATATTTAATAGTCGTGATCTTATGAATGCTAAAGCTATCCAGAACGGAAGATTAGCTATGGGTAGTGCAGCATTGAGTATGGCATCAATGGCATATCTTAGTGGTGGATTACATGGTAATGGACCAACAGATAGAACACAAAGACAAGCATGGTTAGATGCTGGATGGAAACCAAGAACAATCAAGATTGGTAATGTCTGGGTTAACTATGATGCCTTTGAACCTTACAACCAGATACTTGCGTTAGTAGGAGATATAGGAGATCACCAACAGTTAATGGGTGAAGAATGGGCTGAAGATAGATTATCTAAATTAGCAATGGCATTAGCTGGTACTGCTACAAGTAAATCTTACTTAGCAGGATTACAGTCATTTGTAGATTTATTTTCTGGTGCTCCCGGACAACAAGAAAGAATTATTGCTTCATTGATGAACAATACTCTTCCATTATCTAGTCTTAGAAATGAAATAGGAAAAGTTCTTACACCTTATACAAGAGAGCTAGGTTCTGATATACAAGACTCTATTAGAAATAGAAACTTAATAACTGAGAATATCGCAGCAGATCCACTACCAATTAAATACGACATCTTAACTGGCAGACCTATTAAAGATCACGATTTTATTACTCGTATGTTTAATGCGTTCTCACCTGTGAATTTCAACATAGATTACACACCCGGAAGAGAGTTGTTATTTAACAGTGGTTATGACATGAGAACTTCTACATACTCAGCTCCAGATGGAACAGATTTATCTGACAGTCCAAAAGTTAGATCAATGTTCCAGAAAGCTATAGGTGAGCAAAACCTAGAAGCAATCTTCGACAAGATGGCAGCAGAGGAGTCGATACAAATTTCTCTTGCTGAGATGAACTACTACAAGAAAAATGGTATGAGCGATGTTGAACCAAGATCATTCCCACATTACAAGCGAATCGCAAAAGTATTTGACAAGGCTAAGAAACGAGCTTGGGCAAGTCTTAAAAATGATAACGACGTCCAAAAGCTGCTCATTGAAGAAAGAGATCAAAAATTAAAAAACAGAAAAGCAAACAAAGGCACGATAGACAAAATCTTAGAGATGCCTAAATAAACAATAGGTGGATACCATGGCGGTACAAACAACTGAAGAATTTAAAAATGGCGGAGCCACCTCTTACGCCATCACAATTGAATATTTAAAAGCAAGTGATATCAAAGTAAGAATTGATGGAACTTTACAAACTTATGTAGCCAGCAGTCCCGGCTCTGGTCAATACACCGTAAGCGGAACAACAGTTACTCTCGGAGCACAAGCTGCTTCAGGAACTGGAAATGTACATATATATAGAGAAACAGATGTAGATACCGCAGCAGCCGTGTTTGTTGCTGGATCATCTATTAAAGCAGCAGATCTAAACGCTATCCATGATATGGCTAGGCTTGGTCTTAGCGAAGCACGTTCAACAACTATTGAATCTGACATCAAAGATGGAGCAATAACATCTGCAAAAATTAAAGATGGCACGATTGTGAATGCTGATGTAAATGCTTCGGCAGCAATTGATGGTTCAAAAATACAGGCATCTAGTGGTTCTAATTCTGGAACTATGTCCTCTGCTAATTTTACAAAGTTAGCAGGAATAGAAACTGGAGCAACAGCAGACCAGACAGCAGCAGAAATAAAAACACTTGTTGGTAATGCAACAGATAGTAATGTTTTTACAGATGCAGATCACAGCAAGTTAGATGGTATAGAAGCTGGTGCTACAGCAGATCAGACTAATGCAGAGATAAGAGCAGCAGTAGAAGCCGCAACAGATTCTAATGTATTTACAGACGCAGATCATACAAAACTAAATAATATAGAAACTGGTGCTACAGCAGATCAGACTGGTGCAGAAATAAAATCTGCATACGAAGGTGAGTCTAATACCAATGCTTTTACAGATGCTGAAAAAACAAAACTTGGTAACTTAGGTTCTTTAAACGCTTTATCAGATGTAAATACTTCTGGTGTAGCTGACGGCA